GGGGTGCTGACGGTGTAGCCGGCTTGGTAGGGCGATCCCAGGTCCTGCTCAGACGTCCCCGTCATCTCCATGTACGGCGAAACCTCAAGCCCGTTGATGCGCGCCATCATCGGGTTGCCGCCGATGCCGGAGCCAAAGCCGGCGCGCAAGGCCTGCTGGATGATGTCTTGGTAGTTCATGCGGACCTCACGGCTTGTTGAAGATGTTGTAGAGCTGAGCGCCCACCAAGGCGCCGCCCAGACCGCCAGCCAAGGCGTTGCCCGGGGTGTTGGTGGAGGTGTTGCCAAAGCCGGTGAACGGGCTCACGGTGTTGGTGTAGTTGCCCACCACGTTCCACGGCGCTTGCTGCTGCGTCAGGCCCAGGTTGTAGAGGCCCTGGCCTTGCTGTTGCATGCCGGTGTTGCCCTGCTGGAACAGGTTGGCGCCCAGTTGCAGGCCCTGCATGTCTTGGCCGCGCTGCGCGGTGTAGAAGTTCTGCAGGCTGTTCTGGTAACCCAGGCCAAGGTTGCCCATGCCGAGCGCGTAGTTCTGCGCGCTGTTCTGAAAGCCCAGCCCCAGGTTTCCTAGGCCCAGGTTGTAGCCCTGATCTGCCTGGTAGCGCTGCAGGCCGCGGCTCATGGCGCTGTTGTAGTCCTGGCCGTACAGGTTGGCCAGCGAGTTGCTCAGGCCCTGGTTGGCGTCTTTCAGCGCGTTGGCCTCCACCACCCCCTGCCGAGAGCCCCCGTAGCCGCCGGCAGCCACCGCCGCGCTGCCGATGCCCGGCAGGATGTTGCGCTGCAGGTTGTCCGTGACCTGGCTGGTGATGCTCTTGGCCATGTCGCCCAGGTACGGGTTGGGCGTGTAGGTGAAGGGGTTGGTCAGGGTCTGGGGCATGAAGGGGTTGCCGGCCGCGCTGCCCCCAGCATTACCGCCAGCGTTGCCAACCGCATTGCTGCCTGCGCTGCCACCATTGGAGGCCGCCAGTTGTTGCAGCGCGGTCCAGTCGGTGTCGGACTGCATGCCAAACAGACCGCTGGCCTCCATGCGCAACTGCTCATCGGTCTTGCCGCCGGCCAAGCCGCTCAAATAGGCCTGCGCCTTTTGCTGCGGTGACAAGGCCTGCAGGTTGGCCAGTTGCTGCGGCGTCATGCCTTGCTGCTGTGCCAAGCCCTGCAGGTAAGCCAAGTCGCCCGCCGACTGCGCGCCAAACTGACTTTCCGCGGCCTGGCGGATAGCCGCGTCGGAGTAGCCTTCTTTGAGCAGCCGGTTGTACTCGCCCGCCTTGCCCGCGGCGCTGGTCATGTTGGCCGTGTTGAACGTGATTGCCATGTCGTTACCCCAAGAAGCGCCATGCCCCGGCGCGGTATCCATAAAAGCCGCCCCCGCTGCCGGGGTTCCACGTGGTGCCGTCGGCCAGCACCACCATGCCGTCTCTGGGCTTGGCAGGTGCGGCGTACAGCATCTGCAAGCTCAAGAACGGGCTGTTCTCCACCGACGCCCGAGCGATGTTCATCAGCTCTTGCTGCAGAAACGCCGGCAGCGCCGCCGCATCGGGCGGCACGGGTCTGGGCGAGTACATCAGTACGCCCCCGTGGTGATCACATCCAGGTCAAACGAGCGCACCCGAAACGGGCTGCTGGCCGAGAACTCCACCGCCACAAACCGGCCCTGCGCAAAGCTGTCGGCCTTGATGTCAGAGCCCACCGTGTACGTCACCGGGCTGGACCACGTCGGGGCCTGGTCAGCGTTCATCGCTGCACCAACCCGGATCGTGATGGGGCTTGCCAGGTTGCCGTCAATGCGCGGCCGGATGGCCCGCACCAGCTTGTTGGTGTACGGGTCACCAAAGCTCATGCCCGTGCGCTGCAGGGTGCCCTGCAAGGCGTTGGTGCCGTCGTCGCTGTTGCCCACGTCCCAAGCCTTGATGGCCGTGGTGGCGCTCAAAAGCAAACGCGCCTCGTTGGGCGCGTAATCGTTGCCGGTCCAGGTGGTCTGGTCCCAGTCCCACTGCTCACTGTCCGCGGCCCAGGTGCTGGTGGTGGTGTAGTCCAGCTGCCCTGTGGCGCCGTAGGTGACGTTGGACAGGTCACGCTGGCCCCACAGCTTGGTCTGCCAGTTCCACACACAGGCCTTGTTGCAATAGCTTGAGCCCGCAAACGGGAAGCAGATCAACACCTCGTTGCGCTGCGGGTTGCTGGTGACAAACGCGCGCTTATAGTTGTCGCTGGACAGGTTGTCGAATATGTACTTGCGCACCAACCCGTCGGCAATGCTCACCATGCCCTGGCCGGTGTTCAGGATCACGTCTCCCGCAGCCAGCACCACGTTGCCCACGGGCGTGTTCACGCCGCAGCCGCGCGCCAGCATGCCGTACTCGCCCGGCATGCGCCGGAACTGGAAGATGAACGGCTGCCCCACAAAGCGCATCTCGTAGCACGAGCGCTCTTTGTAGACCGCCAGCACATCCCCCAGCGGCAGCGCGTCCACCAGCAGGTCCGCCGTCTCTGCGAGGTCTTGCTCGCCGGCGTCTTTGGTCGCGTCCGTCTCGTCCCAGCTGGTCGGGATGGTGCCCGGGACCGCGGCGTGGCTCCACTTCACCATGTGCGGGTAGGCCGTGCCACTTTTGCTGATATTCAACGCCACCAGGTAGTTTTTGAACGGCAACAGGGACTGGCAGCGCCAGTTGCTGTTCCAGCCCGTCAGCGTGGCCAGGTCGTTGGCGACGTTGCCACCCCAGTATTGCGGCTGGTCCACGCCGTTGTTCATCACGAGAACACCGCCCAAGACGCCGCCGGTCCAGCGGTCGTCCTGCGTGCCCGTGAACAAGCTGCCCGGGGTGATCTCAGTGCGCGTGGCGCCATCGTCCACAAACACCTTCTGCGTGCCGGCGTGCACCCAGAACTTCTTGGTGGTGGTCTGGTACGAGCCGAGCCAGTACGGCGTGATGCTGGGCGCGGAAAACACTGACGTGGTGCCGCTGAAGCGCTGGGCGTAGCCGTTCAGAAAGCGCATGTTGGTCACGCTGGACCACATGCCGGCCTCCAGCTCCTCCGGCGACAGGTCGGCGTTCCAGCCGCGCCCGCAATCGTTGACGGTGACGATGGGCATGTCAGAGCGTGCTGGCGGTCACAAACAGCGCATCCAGCGCCGCGTCGTCCAGCCCCAAGGCGGGCGCCAGTTGCGCAACCAGGGCGCTGCTTCGCTTGACCTCCGTGGCGTACTCCCACTCGATCTGCGCCGCTTCCTTGGCTGGGCTGGACAAGGCCGCAATGGCCGCGTCGACTGCCGCCAGCTTGCCGGCCTGCAGCAGGGCCAGGCGGGCTTGACGCATGGCCACCGAGGCGGGAACGCGCGACGGCTCAGCAGGCGCCGCCCAGGTAGTGCCGTCAAAGCTCCAGCCTTGCTGCACCTCGTCAGGGCAATTCACAAACAGCGCCGCGTAGCCGGCGTCAAACAACTCAAAAGGGTCACGGCTCCAGGCTTCCTGCACCACGCCGTTTTGCACAAATGCGTATCTCATGTCGGCTCCTTAGTACAGGATGAAGACAGCACCACCACCACCGGCACCACCAGATGCAACGCTGGTGTTGTACTGACCTCCTCCGCCGCCGCCGCCTGCGTAATTGTTAGCTCCACCAGCAGACGCAGATGGACTTGACGATGCGGTTCCGCCAGAAGCGCCTCCACCAAACAAACTGGCATACCCAGTTGACAAACTTCCGCCTCCGCCGCCGCCAAACGCTCCTGCGCTGTTGACTCCTCCACCACCCGGCTGAGGAAGACTAATCGCGCCAAAATTACCTGCAGCAAGCCCACCAAAACCTGTCAACGGACGCAAGATTGGATCGCTGAACAGGTTGTTCAAACCTCGACCAACACCCGCAACAGAAGAAGACGCTGCACCACCAGATCCACCTCCGGCATTTGTTGAACCGGCTCCACCGACTCCACCGCCGCCGTTGTACTGACTTGTCGTCCCGGCGCTACCAGCGCCTCCCCAACCTCCGCCAGCACCACTACAGCTTCCAACGCCTGCGGCTACGCATGCGCCACCCGCACCACCAGTTCCAACAGGCGAACCGGATGCTCCGCCTCCACCACCTGTGGAGTTGTTTCCTCCCGAGCCGCCAGCACCGCCCGTATAGGCTCCGCCGCCTGTAACGCTGACGTCCTTGCTTGCCGTGCCGCCACTGCCACCAGTGCCACCAGAGGCTGCGCTGCCTGCGTTAGCCGTCAAGTAAGTGGTTGCGCCTATAGCTACCGTGGTAGACGACCCGCTGATGGTGATCGTGACCGTCTGGCCCCCGGCCACCGCGATGTCGCCATAAGCGCATCCACCACCACCTCCGCCGCCGCCGCTGGCCGTGGAAGCCACGCCCGCGGCCCCCGCACCGCCAGCACCAAACGCATAGGCGCGGATAGACGACACCCCGCTGGGCACGGTAAATGTGCTGCTGGCCGCGTAGAACTGGTTGCGCGAGTTGCCCAGCAGGGCCAGGGCCGTATCAAACGGCGTTGGAACCCAGTTCGCGTTGCTGCCGTCGGTGCTCAGGTACTTGCCGGCGTTGCCCGTCTGCCCAGGCAAGACCGCCGTGATGCCACTGCTGGCCAAGATGGAGGCCGCCACATGCGCCGTGGTGGCCACCTGTGTCGTGCTGGTGCCCGCGGCCGCCGTCGGTGCGGTAGGCGTGCCCGTGAAAGCCGGAGACGCCAGCGGCGCCTTGGCGTTGAGCTGTGTCTGCAGCGCACTGGTGGCGCCCGCCACATAACCCAGCTCCACATCGCTGGCCGCCACCGCCCCCGCCACGTTGGGAAACGAGGCCTTGACCGTGCTTTTGATCAGGCGCAGGTGGTCGTCACCCTCGCTCTTGGGGTCCGAAGCCGCCGGGTAGGTGGCGTTCAGGCCGTTGATGTAGGTCGCGGTCTCAACCGTCATAGCGTCCTCACTCTCATCGCAGAACCCGAGCGCAGGGCCGTGTCGTCAGCGCGCTGCAGCGCCTGCACATCGGCCTGGTACTTGGCCTCCCAGGTGGGCATGCGCTCGTCGTTGAACACGTAGCCGCTGGCCTCAGCCAAAGCGGCAAACAGGTACACGCTGGGGTGGTTGGTCAGCAACCAGTTGGTGGGCGTGGTCGACAGCGCCGCAAAGCGCTGGTAGTAGTCCAGGCTCACCGTGTAGACGGCATCCGGCGTCGGGCCGAACTGGATGGTGTTGCCCACGATCGCATAGACCACCGGCTGGCCGTTGGCGTAGCCGCTCGGGAACTTGCGGTCCATGATCTCGGGCGTCACCACCGACAGCGCCGCGGGGGGCGTGGTGTTGCTCAGCGAGATGTTTTCCATCTCCAAGAAGTCGCTGGGCAGGGTCACGGTCTGCGTGCCGGCCACGGTGCTCAGCGTGGTGTTGGTGACCTGGCGGCGCAGGCGCAGGTCTCGCGCGATGCGGGCCTCGGCCAGCGTGATGAAGTCCGGGATGATGGACGTCAGGTCCGACCGCTTGAGCCAGTTGGCCACCGAGGCCTGCAAGTCGGAGTAGGTGGCAATAGCCATGTCACACCCTGCCCTTCCAGATGCGGAAATGCGCCAGCGCCGGGTCGTTCAGCAGGCGCTTCTGGTGCTCCGGCGAGCGGCCCAGCTCCTGCAGCGTGATGGCGTGGTCGTTGAGGTAGCGCTCCACCAGCACCATGGGGATGCTCGCGGCCAGGCGCATGTCGCTTGAGCCCGTGTGCCCCGCGTTGTGCATGGCCTGGGCGCGCTCGGCGTAGGGCGTGCAGTCCTGCGTGGTGCCGGTGACGAGCGCCCCGTCTTGCAGCGCCACGGTGGTCACCACCCCGGGCGCAGCGGAGATGTCCGTGCGCAGCATCAGGAGTTGTCCAGCGGGACGACGTTGACGTTGCCCGCCGCGGTGCCCTGGATGTAGGCAATGTGCGTCAGGCCCTTGGGCACGTGCATGATCACCGAGTCGGCCGGCTGCACCAGCACGTCGTTGGCGGTGGCGGTCACGGTGGAGTCGCCCACCTTGACATAGCACTCGTTTCTGCCCGCCACGCGGATGTAGTTGGGGGCTCGACCGGATGAGTCGTTGGGGATGGCGGTGCGGGCCGAAGCCGCACCAGTGGCCGCGGAAAACCCGCTGGCCGTCACGGAGATGAACGCTCCGCCGAAGATTTGAGCCATGTGCTGCTCCGACGTCTCTCGACGCTGGGAGAAATGAAAAGGGGCCCCGAAGGGCCCCCGTGCTTGCAGTGCGTCAGGCCGGAGCCAGGTGCACCGTGATCGAGCCCACCGCCGAGGTGGCGGTGCCCGTCAGGTCGTAGCTGAGCGCGTCACCCACGGCCAGCAGCAGGTCGCCGGCGGTGGTGGACAGCGTCAGCGCCTGGTTGGCGTTGGCGGTGCCCACCAGGTTGTACGAGCCCGAGTGCAAGACCGTGCCGCTGGCCGGGGCCGTGGCGGTGGGGGTCTTGCGGATCTGCGCCGTGCAGGCGCCGCCCGTGCCCGCCACATCGACGCGGCCACGGATGGCCTTGACGACATAGGCGCGGTCGGCCACGAAGAACGTGCAGTCCGGCGTGGTGGCCACGTAGTTGATGGTCACCGGCACAAAGCCCTCGCCGCCGGTGCTGGCGTTGCCCACCATCCCGAGCGAGGAGTCGGCGTTTTGCTTGATGTCTACAGACATGTCTGGTCCTTTCAGAAATGGGAAAGGGGAGCCGAAGCTCCCCTTTGTCGAATTGGCTCGGTCAACGAGCGTGCGTCAAACCCTTGCGGATGTTGGCAATGGTGGTCTTGCCAACGCCGTACAGCTTGCCCAGTCCGCGCGTGCCGGGAGGCGTGCTGCGGATGTGATCAATGGCTTCTTGTGAAAGCGGCTTGTTCACGTACTTCTCAGCGTCTTGCTTGACCACACCGCTGCGGCGGCGGATGCGCTTGATCGTGCACAAATCCACCCCGAAACGCTCGGCCAATTCCTTGGTCTTGCCAACCGTTGAGCAAATCAGGTCAATGTCTGCCTGATCTTTGAAAGCCGAATTCCAATGCTTGACGCCAGACGGAACGCCTGACACCTTGCGCCCCTTTTCGAGCATGTCTTGCACGTTGTCGGCTTGGGTGCCCAACTGCAGGTGTGCAGGGTTCACACACAGCCGGTTATCGCAGGTGTGCATGACCACATAACCGTGCGGCGGCGGCCCACCTTCAGGAATCTCGCCTTTGAAGATGAGCCATGCCACGCGATGAGCCAGCAGCGGATGCCCTTTGGGCGCATACCGCTTGCCATTGACCTCACCACCAATGAGGCCGTAGCCGTACTGACTGACCCTGCCAGTCCAGTTCCAGCAACCCGTTTGCGGATCCATCGCAAACCGCTGAGCAAAACGCTCGTTGACCGAGCCAACCCTGGTCCTACGCATACCACCCCCACACAGCAATGTGCCGCATGGGGGCAGTATAGCGTATTACCCTTTATAAAATATCATAAACCGCGCCGTGGGCCTTGGGCGCGCGGCACTCCAGCGTGTACTCCACCACCAGCTCGCGCTGCTCGGCGTCACCCGTCTTGGCCAGCTCGATGGTCTGGAACGGGCGCAGGTAAGCGATCGCCAGCTTGTCGGACTGCAGGACGAAGACGTCACGCGCGGCCATGAAGCGGTTCGGTACGCACTGCAGCGTGCCGAAGTCGCTCACGTAGAAGTCCACCGAGCTGTACAGCTTCGCGTCCTCGCTCTTGTCAAAGCGAGTCGCGTTGCCGGTGAAGCCGGAGAACGTCTGCTTGGCCGCTGGGGGCAGCATGACCATGTCGGGCTCGCCGCCGGCCGAGTAGACCTGCTGCAAGACGTCCTTGACCTGCGCCTCGGTGAAAGCGCGCTGCGTGCCCGCCGTGTAGCCGGTGTTGGCGGTGTAGCTGGCCAGCGTGCCGCCGTTGCGGTTGACGTTGTCCACCACCCAGCCGCGAAGACCACGCGAAGACCGCGGGGAGGTCGCCAGCACATCGTTCTGGGTCAGGCCCAGCTCCATGTCGCGCTTGATCTCCAGCGAGGCCAGGCTGAGCTGGTAGGCCAGCTCGTCCTTGCGCCCGGCGGGGTTCATCGCCTGCTGCGTGCCCGACACCACCACCTTCTTCGCAGAGATCTGCGTGCGGTTGTTCAAGCGCGCGGTGACCGTCACGGTCTTGGCGGTCAGGTCGTCGCCTTCGGCCTGGGCGTTGGCTGCCGCCGCGGCCAGCTCCTGCACCTGCCACTCGTGCAAGGTGTTGGAGGCCTTGGACTTGCTGGCCATGTTCAGCACCGGCGTTTGCGTCGGGCTGATGCGGTAGATGATGTCGGTCAGGTCTTCCCGGTTGCCGATTGCGGCGGTGGTCAGGAAGGTATTGGTTGGTGCAGCCATGGCTGCCTCCTTTCAGCGCCTCTCGGCGTTAGAAGTGGTTGATCACAAAATTGCTGCGAACGCGCGGGCGGCGTCTTCGACCTTGCCCGTCTTGTTCAGCTTCAGGTACGCCGCGGTGCGCGGCGTGATGCCGGGGTTGTCGCCCTGGCCGGGGCGCTCCACCTTTTGCGGCAGGGCGCTCACCTTCTTGGCCGCGGCCGATGCCTTGCCGACCATCTGGTC